ATCTGCGCCGCCTCGTACCTCGATTGGAGTCGGAACGAGCTGCCCGCCGTCCGCGATCAGCCGTACCGTGAGGTGTACGCGTCAGTGAACAAGCACGTCAAGTACATGGGGCGGTACGCCACCATGAAGCTGCTTGAAGTCCTCTACCAAGCCGAGATGATCAAGTACCCACAGGACACCATGGTCCCGCGCGACGGCAAGTTCCCCCGGCGCACGATGGCGTTGCTGATGCCAGAGCATGCAGAGATGTTGAAAGGTACGCGCCAGGAGGACGAAGTGGACGCACTCTGCGAGCGGATTCGTTCTTCGATGTCGACCAGGATCGGCATGGAGATCAGTTGGTTCCAAATCGAGACCATGCTCTGCATCTATCGTCAATCGCTGAAGGGCAAGTACCCAAGCGGCCGCCACGACAGTGAGCTTGGTCATTGGATGAGCGTGATGAACGCGGTCAACCCCGCAGTAGCAGAGGAACTGATTGCGCAGTTCCCGTTCAGCGATCTCCGACGTGATCTGTACCCTCAACATCTGCTCGGCGAATGGAACGAACCGCAGTGGTTCGGCATTCGTCCTGAGTTGGAAGAAACACGGAAGGCGGAGATGGATGCCATCTTCAACTGAGTGCGATATCTACGCCAGAGATTCTCACGGCCGCGTGACTGACCGGGTTCGACGTGATTACGCGAACCGAGACCTTCTCCACAGAGTGTGGTCTGAACTTCATGGCAAGCCGTGGCCCACTGGAATGATCATCTGCCACACTTGCGATGAGCACCGGTGCAGCAATCCAGAGCACATCTTCCCTGGCACGTACCAGGACAATGCGAAAGACATGTACAACAAAGGCCGAGCTGCTGGCGCAATTCACGGCGCCGGTGAGAGGCATCGATTCGCAAAGTTGACTCAGACGCAAGTTGATGAGATCAAATTGCGCAAGGCCGCTGGTGAAACGCTCTCATCGATGGAGAAAGAATACGGTGTTGGCGCTTCGCAACTCAGCCGAATTGTTAACGGGAAACGATGGAATGGAGTACCGCGTGCCATGGCAACTACGTGACAATCTGTACCTGGCGGCCATGCCGAAGCCGGCTCATCTTGACAAGCACGGCTGGACCAACATCGGTCTGTTGACGCTCTGCCCCAAGGCGCCGCCGAACGAAGTCCTGATGGACAACCGAGTCGAATGGTGGAAGCACATGGCGATGCCAGACGGTCAGATCAAGGACCTCGACCATATCTGGCTCGCCCGTGACACGGCGTTGACGATGCACGCACAGGGGTTGACAACGATCATCCACTGCATGGCCGGACGCAATCGGTCTGGTCTCATCGGCGCACTCGTGCTCCAGCAGATCGAGAACCTGTCTGGACCAGAAGCACTCGAACGGATACGCGTGTTGCGTCCCCGTTCAGTTGACAACATTCACTTTGAGGACTTCCTCATGAGCCTCGGGAGGCCACACCCATGAAGTCACAGTACCGAACCTTCGTCAACGGACGTTGGCGCACTGAGATGCAGATCAATCTCAGTGAGTACTACGACGAGGACATCATGAGCCGGATCGTCTGGTGGCGCGAGCACGACAACATGTCGTGGCGCGAGATTCATTCGAAGATCTATCTCGACACCGGCTACCGAGTCGCATCAACGACGCTCGCTCGGTGGATGTCATACGAACGGAACGGGCGATGATCATCAACGTACGAGGTTCGTCGTGCAGCGGCAAGTCGACGAACATCTATCGGCTGCTCAGTGAGTACCCCAGCACGCAGGTCTGGGAGCGCACCGGATGGAACAAGAAGAAGCCCCGCTGCGTCGGGCACCTGCTGCCTGGCGGTCTGTTCATCGTCGGTCCGTATCTGCCAGGCGCGAAGACTGGCGGGATGGACATGCTGATGCCCGGCAAGACGGAACTGGTCACGCTCTGGCTTGAGCGGAATTGCCAGCGGTACCCACACGTCGTCTTCGAGTCGATGATGGCGTCACTGGCCATCGGTCGCTACCACGAGTTGCGCAAGCGGTTGGGTCCTCCGGGCACGATCAAATTCGGCTTCATGGATACACCGCTTGAAGTCTGCCGCGAGCGCATCCGTGCTCGTACGGGCGGACGCGGTCCCACCGGCAAGGGCATCAACGAGGCAGCGACCGTCGACCATCAGTGGAAGCGCGTTCGACAGATTCGCGAGCGCCTCGAAGAGCGACACGAAGTGTGCTTCACGCTCCCGTATGAGGCCGCGTACGAAACGTTGTTGGCCGAACTCCTGACCGGCGGATGGGACCCCATGTCGACGCCTCCGTCAGCGCACGAGAAGGTCAAACCGCGCTACTCACTTCAGGATGTCAAGGACGAGCTCACCAACGTCGGCTACCCAGATGACGACGAAGATCGCAACAAGCGGTTCGCAGCCGAGTTGGTCAAGCACGCAGACAAGTTCCCGACATGACGAGTCGCAATCGTCTTCGGTACCAACGCGCCTTCGTCGCCACTAACGGTGAAGGACCGTGGCCATGTTACGGATGCGGCGAGCCAGTTGTCGAGCTGTATGTCCACCATATCGATGGTGATCACACAAACGACGATCCCGACAATCTTGCCGCAGTCCATCATCCGTGTCACATGCGTTTGCACCACGCTGGCAAACCACGATCAGCCGAAACGCGAATGAAGATCGCTAGAGCTCACCAAGGCAAGGTGCTATCACCAGAACATGCGGCCAAGGCGCGCGTAGCCTTCAAAGGGCGGAAGCATTCAGAAGAAACGAAGGCGAAGATGTCAGCGACGCGCAAACGATTGAGCGCAGAACGGAAGAACGCATGACTCGGTACTTTACGAATTCGGAGATGGGTACGTTCCGTGACTGCCGTCGCAAGTGGTGGCTGGGCACGTACCGTCGACTTCAACTCCGCGCTCGTACCGTCGTCGGTGCAGCACCGATCGGCACTCGCGTTCACTCAGCGCTTGAGCCGTGGTACCAACCAGAAGGCATCGAGCGCCGTGATCCTCGGATCGTCGTCAAGGAAGTGATCGCCCAGGACAGAGCAGCACTCATCGAATCGTTCCCGCCCATCGATGAGAACGCTGAGTACAATCCGCTCACGGACGCACTCAAGCAGTTCGAGTCTGAGTCCGAGCTGGTCACCATCATGATCGATGGGTACATGGACTGGTTGGAAGAGACCGGCGCTGACAGTGACTACCGCATCATCGCGAGTGAACAGACGGTGCAGTACGAGTTCGCTCCTGGCGAGTTCATCGCTGGACGGATCGACACGCAGGTTCAGCGCATCCACGACGGAGTGCTGTTCGGCATTGACCACAAGACAGGCGACTTCGGCGCATTAGAGAAGCAACTGCCGCAGAACGAGCAGATGCTGCTGTACGAGATTCTTCGACGGTTGAACAATCCGGAGTCACGCAGTGATGGCATGATCTTCAACATGCTTCGCAAGGTGAAGCGGACGGCGCGTGCCAATCCTCCGTTCTATGCGCGCAAAGAAGTTCGCTTCAACCAGCACCAATTGGAGAGTGCGTGGTACCGTGTGATGGCAATCATCAATGACATCAAGGCGGTAACCGCTCGATTGGACGCGGGTGAGAGCCACCTCACGGCGGCGTATCCTCGACCCAACGGCGATTGCAGTTGGAAGTGTGAGTTCTACATCGTATGTCCGATGTTCGATGATGGCAGTCGCGCTGAGGATATGATACAATCTTTCTACGTCCAGGGTGACCCACTGGAACGTTACCCCGACCTGACTGGAGATTCTGAATGACCGTCGATCCTCGCTCGCTGAGCATCCTTGTCCATGCCAACTCGAAGGTCGGCAAGTCGACGCTCGGAGCGACATGCCCGTTCCCCATCGTCTACTTTGACGCAGAGGGCGGGACGAAGTTTCTCGCCGGCAGCCCGTCGCTGACTGCCAGGCTTGGGCGTCCGATGGTCTTCATTCCGTGGGACCCCGCAGTCGCGCCGCCTGTCTACGACGGCACGTGGGACGCGGCAGTCGTCACGATCCGATCGTGGCATGACATGCAGCTCGCCAGCCAGTGGCTGATGTCGGGTATGCACCAGTTTACGTCGATCGTCGTCGACTCGATCAGTGAGGTTCAGCGTCGCGCCAAGCAGAACCTCAAAGGCACAGAGGCGATGCAGATTCAAGACTGGGGATCGCTCCTCACGGTCATGGACACTGTGATCCGAGGCCTTCGCGACCTCACCATCGATCCGTACAACTCGATCCGCGTCGCGATGTTCATCGCAGAGACCCGTCAGACCGACGGCAAGTGGCGCCCGTACATGCAGGGACAGATCGCCACGTCACTGCCCTACTGGGTTGACATCTGCGGATACCTCTACGTGGACATGGAACAGGATGCCGAAGGGCAGTACACCATTCCAGTTCGCAAACTGCTCGCCGCCCCGCACCCCATGTACGAGGCAGGTGAACGAGTTCAAGGACTCGTCGGTCCGGTCATCCCGAATCCGGACATCTATCACATCCTTGAGACCGTGTACCCACCACACATCTACCCAGCACCAACAGCCACACCACAGCCTGAGGAGGCACAGCAATGACCAGCATCGACTTCGGCCAATTGATGAAGGAGGCCGGCGAAGGGTTCCAGCCGGTTCCCTCAGGCCCGTACAACGTTCAACTCGTGAAGGCCGAGGCAGTCACCTCGGGCACGGGCAAGCCGATGATCAAGGTGCGCCTGCAGATCATCGGCGGTCCGCACGACGGTCGTCAACTCTTCGACCAGTTCGTCATCACGGCCGGCAACCCGACCGCACTGTCGTTCTTCTTCGAGCACATGGCGGCGTTCGGTCTCGACCGTTCGTTCTTCGCGTCCAACCCGCCGCTCGACGGCGTGGCCGCGACGCTCATCGGCAGGCAGGCACTCGTCTCCGTCGGCATCAAGCAGTACAAGGGTGCGGATCGTAACGAGGTCCAATCGTACAACGCCATCGCTGGTGGTCAGGTCGGCGGCATCGGTCCGTCTGCCGCTGCTGGTCCTGGACCCGCCACGATGGTTCCGCAGGCAGTGCCTCCTGTGGCCGCTGCTCCCGCTCCGGCGCCCGTCGCACCTGTGGCTGCACCAGTCGCACCGGCCGCTGTGACCCCGCCGCCCGCCGCAATCGTTCCGCCCCCAGTGGCACCAGTCGCTGCACCTGTTCCGCCGCAGGTCGCAGCCCCGGTACCGGAGCAGCAGGTTCCCGCCCCTGTCGCTCCGGTACCGGAACCTCCTGCCGCGGTTGCGCCGGCCCCGGCCCCGGCACCCGTTGCGCCGGTCCAAGAGGTCGCACCCGCACCGGCTGCTCCCGCCCCGGCCGTCGCTCCGGCTCCCGCCGCTCCGGCGCACGTTGACGAAGAGCCGTTCTGATGTCGAACTTCAGAGACGTTGGGGACTTCCATCGGAAGTTCGATCTGCCGGCATCAGACCACCACGCTGGTCCGAAGAACGTCACGCGCGAGTTGCTCGACTTCCGCGTCAAGTTCATGCACGAAGAACTCACCGAGTTCATGGTGGCCGCGGACAACAGCGACATCGCCGGCATGGCAGACGCGTTGATCGACCTCGTCTACGTGGCGATGGGCACTGCCCACGTCTACGGGTTCCCGTGGCAGGCCCTCTGGGAAGAGGTCCAACGCGCGAACATGGCGAAGGAGCGAGCGACGCATGAGAGTCAGTCCACTCGCCTGTCGACGTTCGACGTGGTGAAGCCGGAAGGTTGGCAGCCACCGGCGATCGCTGAGATTCTCGAATCGTACGGGTTCGAACTGTGACCAGCGCCGTCGTCATTACCGATTCCATCTCACCAGACGGTCATCGTGTGACGACGATGGAAGTCACGATGCACAGGTTCGTGCTCGCCGAGTTCAACACGCACCGCGTGTTCAGCAGGAACTCGGCGAGCTCACGAGCCATCCCCATCTCACGCACGCTCGAGAGTGTCAAGCAAGAGCCAGCATTCCCGATCTATTGGGGCGCAGAGAAACCTGGCATGCAGTCAGGTGAGGAACTCGATGGCATGGACCTGCACGCCGCTGAGACGTTGTTCCGTGAGGTTCGATCGTCCACGATCGCGTACATCGAGCAGTACCTTCTCTCAGCGGGTGATACACGACTTCACAAGTCGGTCCTCAACCGTCTTCTGGAGCCGTTCCTCTGGCACAAGGTGATCGTCACGTCAACCGAGTGGGAGAACTTCTTCGGTCTCCGTTGTCATCCGATGGCGCAGCCTGAGATTCGAGTGGCTGCCGAGTTGATGAGGGATGAGTACGAGCGTTCGACGCCGAAGCAGTTGGATTGGGGCGAATGGCACGCACCGTACGCCAACCCAAATGGCGCGCACCAGTGGGATCTTGAAACCGCGCTGAAGACATCTGCCGCTCGGTGCGCTTGGGTGTCCACGGTCAACCACGACGGTGAGCACTCGTGGGAGGCCATCGAGCGGATGTACGATCGGCTGTCGTCTGCAGAGCCGATGCACGCCAGTCCGTTCGAGCATCAGTGCACTCCAGGTGATGGTCCTGGCAACTTCCGTGGTTGGCAGCAGCTTCGTCACATGCTCGAGAAGGGCAAGCCTCCATGGGAAGTCGGAGTGCGCAAGGGTGGCGCATACGGAGGTTCAAACGGAGGAGTCGTAGTGATCGAGTACGACGTCCCAGAGAGTCCGAGTCGACTCGGTCGTGAAGGCGACACTCAGCCAATGCCAGTACCGAGTGGCGCGCCCATCGCTCATCGGATGGTCCAGGATGACCTCGAAGAGCGATTGAAGATCGGCATCGAACGGTACGGTCAGCCACTGCAAGCATTCAACGGGCGTGATAGCCTGCGGGACGCATACGAAGAAGTACTCGACCTCGCGGTGTATCTCCGCAACGCGATCTACGAACAGGAGAACACCAGGTGACGATCAAGTTCATCTCATGCCAGACCTTCGCTGGCGGCTTCGACATGGGAGCCACCCAGGCTGGCATGCAGATGATCCACAAGGTGGAGAACGTCGGCGGGTTCGGCATCCCGAATGTGGACGCACAACGTCATCTGCTCGGTGAGCAGTGGCGGTGGCAAGCTGAAGAACCAACTGGTTGGGAGCCGATGGACGCTGAGATCGTCATCGGTAACCCGCCGTGCAGTGGCTTCAGCGTGGCGTCCAACAAGGACTTCCGCGGAGCAGACAGCCCGATCAACCGCTGCATGTGGGACTTCGTCGACTACGTGGCCAAGGTGATGCCACAGGTCGCTGCATTCGAGAGCGTGGTCCCAGCCTTCAGTCGCGAAGACGGACGCAAGCTGATGCGAGACCTCCGTGAGTACCTCGAGGCGATCACCGGCATCCAATGGAACCTCACGCACGTCAAGCACGACGCCGCTGCCGTCGGAGGATCGTGCACTCGGCGACGGTACTTCTGGGTCGCGCACCGCGTACCGTTCCGAGTGGATCACACTCCGGCGCCGCTGACCACATGGCACGACGCGATCCAGGACCTCATCAATCTCGATGCGACCTCGTGGCAGTGGCAGCCGTACGACGCTACCCGTCCACCGACCGCGTGGGCAGCAGAGCATGTCCGTACACCGCAAGGAATGTTCGACCCGCCTGGTGGCACTGACGGGCACTGGGCGCCAGACTTCAGTGACAAGCGCGGCACCAGGATCAAGGTGCTGTTGGAAGAGGAGAATTGGGGTCCGGGCGAGACGTACGAAGTCGTTCTCAAGCGCCGATGCGAACGAATGGGAGGGCATCCAGGTGAACCGTGGACAGCCGACGAGATCACTCATCATCGCGACAAGCGCCAGTGGCAGTCCGGCTACTTCCCCATCATCCGATGGAAGGCAGACAAGCCAGGTCACGTCATCTACGGAGGCGCGATCAACAACGTCATGCATCCGTATCTTCCGAGGCGAATCACGCACCGTGAAGTTGCTCGCGCTATGGGATTCCCAGACAATTGGCGCATTGCTCCCCTTGAGCACGACAAGGGACTCAAGGACTACTGGGGCAAGGGTGTGACGGTTCAGTGCGGCGAATGGATTGGGAGATACCTCAAACTTGCCGTCGAGGGCTCAGTCGATGATCTTCCTCCCGGCAAGGCAGTAGGCGACCGAGAATTTCTATACGAAGTCAAACCCGGCAAGGTCAAGAAATGACTAGCTACCGCGAAGTATTCTTTGCACACAGTGGGAAAGGTCCGTGGCCGTGTTACGGATGTGGTGAACCTGTTGATCTGAGTGAAGTGCATGTGCACCACATCGACCACGACCACTTCAATGACGCTCCCGAGAATCTCACAGCGATGCACTCTCTATGCCACCAGAAGCTGCATAAGATCGGTAAATCCCATTCAGATGAGACCAGACAGAAGATGTCATCGACGCGCAGAGGGAGATCACTCTCAGATGAGGCCAGAGCGAGGCTCAGTGCTTCAACGCGCGGGAAACCGAAGAGTGAAGAACACAAGGCTGCTCTAAGTAGATCGCTCCGTGGGCGTAAACTCGCCCCGCTGAGCGAGGAACATCGGCGACGAATCGGTGATGCGAAACGACTATGGTGGGCACAACAGAAGGAGAAAGTCTCGTGACGACCCGTGATGGAATTGGAGCGCCGCGACGCAAGGACGTGGTTGAGCGCGACAAGAAGGCCCTTGACCTGATCCAACAGCGTGACGCCGAAGGCCTTTGTACTCGGCTCGCCGACATCCGACGAATCCTCGATCCGTCGTTGAGTCGCAGCCAGGTCTTCTACGTCATGAAGCGTTTGGAGCGCGATGGGCACATCGAGCGCCGAAGCGGGTACCTTTGGTGCCTAGTCTCAGCCACTGAGTGACCACCTCTCACACTTAAGGGGTTACGCTGGGGTCCAGTCCGTCGAGGGGTCGTAGGACACGAGAATCGTTCCACTCGTAACGTTCGCTGAAACGGGTCCAGTCACTGACGTTGAGCCACTGACACCGATGCCATCAAAGGTACCTACGCCGGAGATGACGAATGCGACGTCAAGTGTTCCTGGTTGCACCAATGTGCACGGAAACGATGCCGTACCTGAGAAGAGATGTTCAACAAGCGTGGGGCCGCCTGTGACGATGAGTCCGCCAGTCATCAGCGCGAAGCTGTTGGGGCTGTTTCCTATGCCGGCAGCACCGAGAATCTTCGCCTGCCCGTATACAGGCTGCAGCGGACGAAGACGTTGATTGCGACTCATGGTCCGAACATCATTGCGTTGTAGAGAAGTGAACGTTGCGTCAGATTCAACTTCCCTGCGTGGAATGAGAGTTTGCCGATCCGCCACTCATCAGCGCGACCTTGAAGGTTTGGGTGGTCAGAGAATGAACCAATTGTGAAGAATTGATTCGGTACTGTCAAGGTTGCGAATGTGCCGTCACCACTTGCGGTCCAACTGGCTCGTCTGACTGCTTCGTCGTTAACCCAAAGCCCGCTGTCAACGTCAGTGCCAGGAGTCATCACAATTTGCGTCCATGTGTCTGTAGGAATATCAGACGTCCACCAGCTAAAGTCAGCACTCGCGCCACCGCCACTACTTGCGCTGCGTTTGTAAATAGTTGGTTGGTTGGCACCGCTTACGCCTGAGTGCACAACCCAATTGGCCCCACTACCGCCGACACTGCGCATCCATTCCGGATCAGTTATGCTTGATGGTGCTGCTGTGTATTGCATCGGCGCAAACATGATCGATTGGTTGTACCCACTACCAGAGAACGTGATCGGGCTGCACTTGAGCCAGAACACAATGCTCATGTTGTTGAGAACGGTGTTGTACGTTCTGTCGTAGAAGATGTTCGGAGAGAGTACAGGCGCTACTTGGAACGCTTTGTAGTCGGGGCTCACGTCGCCATGCACAACGAGGCAATCATCTCCGTTCGGCATTTCACCTGCGCCGATGCTGAAGAAGTCGTGTGCATCAGGAACGAACAGTGGAACGCCGATGATTTCTTCTGGGATGGTGTAGCTTGCCATGAGTTCCTTACGGATATGGGTATCTGATCTTTACAATACCAGCAGAGCCACTACCCGGCGTGCCAGTACCGCGCGAGCCGCCGCCGCCTGATCCTCTGTTTGCGACAGCGTTGCCGCCATTACCGTTAGTACCACTGCCACCGTTCCCACCAACGCCGCCACCCGAGCCAGGTGCCGATACACGTGCACCGCCGCCACCGTACGCATACGCGACCCCATCATGCCATGTCAATCCAGTGCCGCCTGCACCGCCAACTGATCCTGTCCCGTTGCCACCTGCCACATTCGCACCGCCACCACCACCACCAGAAGGTGTTGCGCCGCCAAACCCATTCCCGCCATTGTTTCCTCCTGCGCTACCCGAACCGCCTGTGCCGCTTGCTGGCGTCGTCGTTCCGGTACCACCACCACCAGAACCTCCTGCGGCCCCATTCACTGTCGACAAACCGATGTGCCCGCCGATGCCACCTCCCAACGCAGTGCTGCCATCAAACGTTGTATTGTTTCCGTTTGTGACGGTCAAGCCTGTGACTGCCGCGCCAACTCTTACTTCGCAAACGTCAACGGCAGAGTACCCATCGATAGCGAAGTACTCGCCTGCACCTCCGCCACCACCGGCGTTGCCAGTACTGTAACGACCGCCAGGTGCGCCGCCAGCGAGGTACAGAACATCAACGGACATTGTGATGTCTGTACCGACGTAGAAGGCCGGCCAAGCTGAACCCGTCAAGAATGTGTGATAGCGATAGCCACCACTGTCGGTGATTGTTCCGCCGATAGGATCAGCTACCCCGGTTGTGCTGAGTCTCGAACTCCAGATTGCGCCAATCTCATTGTCGAGCATGTCGTCGTAACTCAATTGCGGACTCAGCCAGTTGTACCACGCATCGAAGTAGTATGAACCAAACGTCCTAGCGACATCATCTGCAATGCCAGTGGCGTACGATGGCCATTCTGTATCGATGGGTATCAAGTATTCATCAACCCACGCTTCAACCCAGAACGGACCCCAGCCTGGCCAATCGTACATACCGTCTACAAGCGCCTCAGCGTATGTCAACCAAATGGGCGGATTCTCAGCACCTGCCGGACTCAGAATTGAGAACCAGAGAGGTCCGAGCGCGATGACCTCATCGTCGTAATCAGTTCCGGTAAGCGGGAAGCCAGGAGTGTTTCCGACATCGATTGCGCCTTGTTGCTTCACCGAATCGTAAATTGGCATCAAAGGCGATAGAGCAGTTGTCCACTTCAAGTGACTGCTCCGCGCACGACCTGGTTGCGTCCGCCCATCTGCTGGAGAAGTTGAGCGGTCCGTCGTTCAGGTACGTCCAATTTGGCGTTCAACTCGCACGTCCAGATCGCCCAACCTTCAGCATCTTGCTGACAATTGATTGAATACACGCGCACAACTTCTGGTCCTGGGACCGTGACGTAATCGCCAACTTCAAATGCCTCGTACGGACAATCTGCCGCACTGACTGGTTCGATCGATGCGACAATGGCTGGATATTGTTCTTGTGCCCGCCGAAGAAGCTCAGTCTCTCCCTGCAGAATTGCTTCTTGCTCGTTGGCTGCGTCAGATGAGTAGACATCTTCGACCTTTGTACCGTATGCTGTAATCGCCGCCGAATCTTCAACGATCGTGTATCCGCCTTCCCACTGAACCATCAACGAGTTGGCATACGGTGCGGTAGCATTTCGCTCGAAGGCTGTCAAGTTGACGCCAGCAGCAAACGTTGCCGAGCTGGACGGCGATCCCGGCTGCCGACCACGCCATACGTCGAGGATGAGTGTTCCCGCGCGCGCGTGCCAATCGATATACCCAGCCTCGTCCATCTGTTGAAGAGCAGTAAGAAACGTGCTGCCAACCTCAACAGCGAACGTCGGAATGTCTGGTGTGGTTACCGAGGCAACGACCGGCCGCCATGGGTTACCGTCTGAGTCATTCGCATCGCTGAATGTCTCAGAATCGAAGATAGTCATGGCGCCTCGCGCCGTCGCCTCAGTGATGAGTTTGTCGAGAATCTGACCAGGTGTCCAACCCGGCCAAGTGTCTGGATCCCAATAGCCAATCCACGAACTGTCACTGCTCTTGATGTGCGTGGGCGCGAATGCTGGACCTTCGTCAGTGTACAAAGCGCAAAGCAATCCTCCAGGGTTGCCTGTTGTGACGCCGCCAGCCCATCCTTCGAGAGCACAAGGCGGATAGTCGAATGATCCACCAGGCGCAATTTCATCGTATGCCAGATTGTACACAACGGCAGCAATTGTGTACGTGCCGGCGGGCAAGAAGATCTCTTGCTCTTTCCAACCCAACCACATAAAGTGATCCGCCGTGTTGATATCTTCGCCGAGAATCGGAATACCCTCAACGAAGAAAGTGAAGAAGTTGTCGGCAGTGACTGTCACTGTCACAGCTGTTGGATTGTCTGGAACAGTGATTGTCGTTCTGAAGAAGAAATATCCGGGCTCATTGAAGATCGGCATGTTATCGGGCCGAATCCAATACGTGTCGACGTAGTTCGATGTTGGCACACCACCTACAAGATTGTACGGATTGGTTGTCCACGGGAAGCCGATCGGTGACGGGTAGACCAATCCGTCTGGTGCCACTTGTGCATGGTAGTAGCAATAGTACGTGTCCCAACCTTCAAGGTATTCAGCATAGTCGATGGCTGGACCCCAACTTCCGGCATTCGGGAAGTCTGGACTGGCGAAACAGAACACGCGCCATGACGTCCCAAGTATGAAGTTGCGTCTGTAGGTCGGGTACGTAATCGCCTCATCAAATGTGCATGCCCAGCCACGACCAGACACGCTTACGATCTGATCGACTTCTTCACCCTCTTCGATGACGCGGTACTCCGGGTTGCCTTCGATCTTGAACGTGAATCGCGAAGTGCCATTGACGAGAACGTCAACGTACCGACCCGGCATGATCTGAGCACTTCCAGCCTCTGACAGCGAGAGTGAGACTTGGCCTCGTCCTGGGCCGTTCAACTCATCGTAGAACGAGATGTCGAAGGCATTCGCCAACGGCGTTCCACTGACAACCGTTCCGTCATAGTCGAGCAGTCGAGCAGTAACTGCCCTTGGGTATGTCACGTAAATCTCCCCGTTGGGATGCTGATCTGAAGTGTGCCAATCCAGATTGCGCCATCACATCCAGGACGGAATCCGTATGACTGCGTCTGCACGCCGAGCACGTGAATGTTCGCGGTCCGCGTGGCGCCAGATGGCATCAACAGCGATGCCGCACGAGTGCCTGTCGATGAAACGACGGGTGCAAGTACATTCGATCGAATGTACTCAAGGTTGTTCTGAAGTCCGATTAGTGCGTCAGCCGTTGGCGCACCCGCCTGATCAACATCACCGACCACGAGCAGACGGAGATCGAATCGCCGTGCCGTGATCCGCCTCGGATATGCGATCACTCCAGCTACCGACGGCAGAATGCGATCCTCACCGCGGACGTCGAAGTCGGCCCAGAGTCGGAGTAGACCACCTTCACCGCGCTCATCGCCGATGACTGCCCAAGCAGGACGGTTCATGTCAATTGAATCAATTGTGAGATTGCCTTCAACTTCGTAGTTTGCAAGAGGCATCAGACCGGCGTATTCTGTCCAAGTCGCGGGACGTAGTTGTTGTTGTACTTGCTGGGATCATACCTTCCGCCACTGCCTGCAGCAGCCGATGAAGCCGCAATCACTTCAGAAGCCGTGGTCCTCGGAGAAGACGTTCCCTGGATCACGATGTTGTTGTTGATCGCGACGTTTGACGATGTCGGTGCCGCAATCATCGGCGGGACGGCAGGTGTCGGCCCGAAGATCGCCTCACCGAGCGTCGCCGGCTGATTGAAGATCTTCACAATGGCCTCGCGGAATGCACCGCCGAATTGACCTCCGATGAAGTCTGCCGTCGCGAGCAGAACGTTCTTGTCGAAGATGAGACGCGAATCGAGTTCGAGGTCGATCTGGTTCTGCGCTTCACGGGCAGCATCGAGAATCTGCTGCGTCAACAGTCCATCGTCGATTGCTACCCTCAGATCATCTCTCTCAAGCTCTGTCTGGATGGCGTCGTACAACGCCTTTCCAGCCTCTTCAGAGACAACAGGGTCCACTGGCACTTCAACCTGGATGGCGTCAATCTCAGCTTGGACCTGTTCCTTGCTGAAGACCACATCGATTCGCTTCTCTGCTTGGAGCGCGTCGAGCTGCGCTTCCAGACCAGAGATCGCACCTTCCGTTCTGGCCAAGTTGTTGAAGACGCCAGAGATTTGGCTGGGGTCCAAGATGCCGGCCAACCATGCCTCGATCTCGGCGGCTGCAGCGGGCGTGAAACCCTCCGACCAATCCAAGCTTGAGATGCGATTGAGCGCGCCGCTGAGGTCCTGTTGAATTGAGCCATAGACCGGACCAAGACGATCGATGATCTGCTGAGGGCTGAGTCCTTCTTTCAGACCCAACTCGAAGATGTTCCCAAGGCTGGACCCCAAGCCACTCAGTGCTTGGCGGATTCCAGCTTCGCCCTGCACACCACCGGTTCTGAGTGCATCTTCGATGTTGGAACCGATACTTGGGATGTCGAGCACAAGATCATCGATCGCGCCTTGAAGTCCGCCAGTGCCGCCGAGGAAGTAGTCATCAAACGCCTTCTTGGCATCTTCTGCGGCAGCCTTTGCTTCCTCAAGCGCCGCTGTGACGACGTCAATCTGCTTCTCAAGCTCGTTGTCGCGCCGTTCTTGCAATCGGCCGACTGCGTCTTTGACGACGTCCAACTCAACGCCCAGATCGCCGTATGCCGCGATCAACGGGTCAACACTATCTGCTGCACCCTTGTTGAGTTTGGTTATCTCTTCGATGACGGCCGTGAAACCGCGCTCTCTGAACAGTGTTTCGATCTCATCGAGCGACAGTCCGTAGTCTTCAACCAGCGTCCTAATGACGTCACGAGCTTGAGATGTGACGTCGCCGAGAACACCGCTGACCTCGAGGTCACCGAGCACCCCGCCGATGTTGAGAGCATCCGTGAGATCTTCGCCTGCACCAGCAAGTCCTCGAAGGAAGTCATCAACCGTTGCCCCGGCATCGGCGGTCAACAGCCGATCAAGCGCTTCCCAAGCGCGGTCAGCCGCGTCCTCGAAGAGCTTGATCGCGTCAGCAGCATCTTCCACGGCGGGGATGTCGACGAATCCGACACTCTCCAAGTAGACTCGGCGAAGTCCTTCCTCAGCGAGCGTGAGGTTGTCGATGAACTCTTGAAGTCCTGGGATTCTCTCTTCGAAGACGTCCGGGACGTTGATTGCGCTACCGCGTGACGCTCGTTCTTGAGCCTCAGCGGCATCGTTCCAAGCAAGCGCCACGATGTTCGCGAAGTCGGCTGCGTTGTCTTCGGCGATCCCGAGGCCGTTGGCGTACTCAAGCGCCTGAGCCCTGGCATCGGCAAACGTCTCCGCGTTGTCCAGCAGTGACAGGTTGAAGTCGTTGGCAGCTGCCCGTGCAGCCTCGAAGTTGTCGATCTCTTCGACGGCACCACGATCGCCGCCGAACAATGCGAATGACGCTCGGCCCGCTGCTTGGAACGGCGCCTCGTAGAATGGCACATCTTCGTTCAACCAAGACGGTCCTTCATTGAACGCGGAGTTGGTCGCGGTCAGTGCGCCGAACGCGGCCAGAGCGAGGCCTGCCTGAGCGGCGATCGTGAGGAGCTGAGCACTCAGAGCACTCAACGTCACGCTGACGAACGAAGCCGTGGCGACCTCAGCGATGAGCAGAGCGCCCTTCCACGCCACCCAGACTGAAGCGGCTGAGAGGATCAATCCGGTGTTGTCGGCGATCAAACCGAGCGCGTCGGCAATGGCGGTCAGGAGGTCGAGAATGACAGGTGAAGCGAACGCGATGATTGCGTTGGTCAACGGTTGGAACGTGCCAGACAACTCTGTGACGATCGCAACCAAGCTGACAAATCCATCGGCAATGATCGGCAACGCCTTCGATCCGAAGTCGAACAGAAGGCCGAATGACGTGAGGACTCCGTCGAGGAAGTCGTCTGAGATCGCATTGTTGACCGCTTGACCAAAGTCAATGACGCCGCTGACCAGCGATTGAATGCCGCTGACGATCCCAGGAATGGCCGACGCCAGCCCACTTGCGAACGAGTCCAGAGCGCCGCTGTCTCCCAGCCCACTGAGTCCGTCCACGAACGAATCACCCAGGACGCTGAAGCCCTCGGCCAGTGCTTCAACGACTTCAGTCAGCGGCGCCAGTGCACCGGTCAACTCAAATGAACCGTCTTCAGCGACAGAGACGACGCCCAAGAGCTCTTCGCGAACATCGGTGAGGAAGTCGACGATGACCCCACCACCGCTACGGCCGATGAACGGCTCGACGAGCGCTGAACCGATGCCAGTGAGAACGTTCCGGAGACCCTGAGCCTGAACACCGTAGGTCTTCAGCGCGGTCTGCGCGACAGGACCAAACGTCTGCTCCAGATAGTCGTTGAGGATCGGCAGGACGACATCGGCGAGGAGCAAGTTCTGCCGGCCGAGTTCTTGAACCTCAGCCGTGGTCTTGCCGATCGCGTCACCGATGACGGCATACGCGTTGACGCCGACCTCTGAGAGCTGACGAGCTTCGTCACCCTCGAGGAATCCACGTCCTTGAATCTGACCGATGGCTCGGGCGAGCTGCGTCGCGCCTGCCTGGCCACGACCGAGGGCGATGGCGGCCAGGTTGATGTTCTCGGCGAGTTCGAGCGCGTCATCCTTCGCCACGCGAAACGTGAGCAACAGTGACGTGGTCCGCTGCAAACCTTCGATGTCGAAGATCGGTTGCTCCAACGACAACTCGCCGAACTCACGAAGCAGTCCAAGTGCTTCATCGGCTGACCCTGTCAGAGCCGTGAAGAGCGCAGTCGCCTGCTGACCGGCAACGTTGAATGCGGCACCAGCACCGATCAACTCCGTGGTGATGATGGCTGCAGCCGTCTTTGCCGCGAATGCGGCCGCATCGAGGGCGCTACTCAGGGCGCCGCCGATCAGATTGGCGGCTTGAACTCCTGCGCCGCCCAATCCCGAGATCGAGTTTCGGGCAGAGTTGGTATCAGCGCTGACCTCAAAGAACAGATCGCCGATCTTGACTGCCATCAGGACTCTTGTTTCTTCTTCCCGAGCGCCACTTGGAACATGGCGAGCTCATGGGATACTACCTCGTCTGACACCCTGTTGGCCATCCCCGGCAATGGGCGCATCAGATCGTCTTTGAGTTTGTCGACGCCCTTCTGCGAGGCGTCCTTCGTCAAGTAGTGCCAGACGACATTCAATGCCCGCCGGATGGGCAACTTCCAGACCTCAACTTGGTTGGTTGTTGCCCATCCGTCGAACTCATCTCCGACGGCGACGGCGATCAGCCGGACCGCCGCCTCGTAGGGCGGTTGCTGCTCTGAGCGAGCAAGTATCGCGCGACCTCATTGAGCTGCTCGAGATCGAAGTCGTCGTCGGGATCTTGCAAGCGCTCGAGGATTCGCTCGGCTTCATCGCCGAGACCATCACTGACCCAGTTCAGCAGGTCACGGGCGCTGTCATTGTCGGTGGTCTGCTTGTCCAGACCGGTTGACGCGACAACACTCATGATCAGCCCTGCTCGTTTGGGCGGTGTGAAGTGGAACTCCTCACCGTCCAACATGAAGACGATTGTTTCCTTCTCCCGCTGCTTGGTCGTGAATTCCTTGACCATGACCCTCCATCTACTCAGTTGTACGGACAACCGGAGCTGCACTGGTGAATACCAATCGCCTGCCGGCTCTCTCAATTCCAGATAGTATCAACTTTCTCGGCGGTGTGGAACCTGGATGGTTGACCGACTGGCCGTAGAACATCTTGTTCTGTCGTTCCCAGAAGAACACGAGCGCCGGTGCTCCCTTCGCCGAGATCCTATGCGGTTTGGTCGCCTTCACCGTCACGTTCGCAAACGTGCCACGAGATCCCTGATTGATCGTCGTCACCACGGGCCACCAAGCGCCGCCAGCGCGTTCACGGAACACGCCCTTGATCTCCTTGGTGACGTTTCCGGCGAATCCAGAAACGACGCGGCCGACAGTGCCATTCCGTCCCAGAAGTTCTTCGTCCAACGCGCGCTTGTCGATGCGAACTCGGACGTTGACCTTCGCCGACATCAGGAATCCGGACCGCAGGCGCAACCGTTGTCACGCAGCTGAACGGTCCAGACACCGCCAACGCATCCACCCTGCGGAGGCGTAGCATCCCACTGGCCCAGAATGATGTCCTTGTGCTCCACGGACCAGCAGCACATGATCGCTCGTCGAAGCGCGAGCCGGTCGTCGTACTGCTGTTGCGCGTCGGCCGTGATCAGTTCGGCATCAGGCGGTTGACCGTCATCGCCAACTACGCCTTGCGCGCACCGAACGATTCCCAATTCGAGTGTCTCAGTGAACGGCGTTGCGCACGTGATTGGTTCACCGGTTGGCACAGGCCAGCCCGGTTGCTCGGTCGTGTGCCCGATCCAGAGCTGCCCGTTGCTGATGTTCCCAGCAGCGTCTTGCGTCACCGAGCAAATGTCGTGAGGTGCTTCCGGGCCGGGATGCCAGAACTTCCGGCACACGGGAGGATCGACGAGTTCATCAGCGCAGTCGAGCAGCTCAAAGATCGTTTCAGGACTCACTGCACTCCCAGGTTGTGAATCGCTGCGGAGTCAGATCAGGACTCGATACGGAGCTGGCCTGCCACGGACCCATACGAAGGTTGGTCGTGTACGTGGTGATGAAGTCGTCGATCTCCCAGATGCCGGTGCCACCGACTCCGAGATTCTGGAAGTTGTCGAGGATGGCGACTGTCAATCCCTGGCGCTGAACGGTCGAGACTCGCTTGGGGAGTCGGCAACTGTTGTCCTTGCAGATGCCCTTCGCGTACTCGCAAGCGAGAATGCCCGCGATGAACCCGCCACCGGCCGGTACGGGTTCGCCCTTCAGGTACGTGACCTGCCAGGTTCCTTCTTCTGTCGGAGGCTCACCGAGGTTCTGGCACTTGGGCCACTCACCGCCATCAATGCGAACGAGACGGTTGTAGTTGTCGACGCGAACGGAGCAGAGGTCGAGTTCTTCGCCATCGATCAGAATCTCAGTGGGTTCGGCGATGGGGCCTGGGAGGATGATCTCGCTGACGCTCCGGCACGAACATCCGTGTGAGCAATTCCCGCAACCGAGGTCAATGTACCGACCGCCAGCGATGGGATAGTTCCACATCCAGCCACTGTCGGTTGCGCACGACTTCTTGCAGGGGCGATACGAGACCGGACAAGCACCGAACCGGCGATTGGTCCACTCCCAAAGACGATTCACGGCGTGCTGACGAACCGCCTCTTGCAATTCGTCGCTGAGGCTTGTCAGCGCGGTACAGTCATCGCAATCGATGACCTCCCAGTCACATGGCTGCATGCGGGCATACTAACACCACTGGCCGTGGTATTACATAGCCACGAGGATCACGTCTCGCCCACCGAAGTGAGTTTGGTGTCTGATCCAGCGCGAGGGCCACCATCTTCGCTGAGTAGGGCAATCATGGCCTCAGGATTCGGTTGGGCATTTCTGGGCACTGCGGACCGAGCGAGGGCGGCTGCAGTACCCGCTGGTGGGATCTTCCCAGCAGCCTGGCAGTAGCGGATGATCAACTTCACGTGCGGGTCGTCCTTGCGCATACGAACTTCCTTGCCGGCGGCATGCGCATGGAACCAATGGATGGCCGGACCGTCAACTCGCTGAACTCCGCCGCCCAAGCAATCAGCAGCGAGATCGAATGCGCGATCCTCCAAGCCCCACGCCTCGAAGCGCTCATCGTACCCGCCGATCTGCTCCCACAACTTCTTGGAGATCGCTGACGCGCCAGAGGCGTGATTCCGTTGTCGACGAGCGGTACGTGACAGTGCGTGAGCGTCAACAGTGCCGGCGGCCATGGCATCCTTCGTCTGCCGACTACCGAGTCGCGAATATGTCGTGAATGCGTGAGTCAGTTGATTGGTTTGGTGCGCGGTCGTCAATGCCGTGACGAACTGAGCCATCGGCACCCACGTGTCAGCATCGGCAAAGAAGAGAACATCAGCACCTGCCTCAAGCGCTTGCCGGGCCGCATCGTTTCGCATAGCGGACCTACTCGAGCCGCTGCCGATGAAGATCGGTGCTCCGATGCTCTGCCACCATGCCGTGCACCAATCGTACGAGAGTTGACGCCATCCGTCACCTGGAGTCCACGGGATACAGACCGCGATGTTGACGTCCGATGGCGGTCCTTCGCGAAGTGGCTTGACCGCCTCAACCTGTGGCGTTGGGATCTGCCGTTGACGCGGCGCGCCCCGCTGCTTCGAGGCGAGTTGTTGCTTCTGAGCATCCGTGCCCCAACTGTGATGCCACTTGTGCTCCATGAAGACCCATGGCAGGTGGTGGCTTGTGCCGAGCTTCCTCTTCTCCAGGTAGTGTGCTGGGTAGAAGGCACCAGGCGGGAACAGCACGACATCGTCGCGGCCTGGAAGAATCTCGGTCGTCCCGCCCGGACCTGAGTGCCAAGCATCCTGTCCGCCTTCGATCGCCTCACGAGCGCGGCCGATGAGTTCCATGAATGCATGATGTCCTTTGGCCGCTCCGAGGACTGCATCAGGGACGACCCTCTCATCTTCCCATCCGGCGAACGCTGGAAGGTTCAGCAACGGCTCGAGCGTGCGGTATGGCTCAACGTCGCTGTCCACGTAGATGCCACCATTCGAGAACAGCGCCTCAAGGCGAATCAGACCCGCCTTCTGTGCTCCGTTCTGGCACTTCGCGAACAGATCACCAGTCATCGGCCAATCAGCCGGGTCAATTGGTTCTCTGTACGTGCGGAGATCCCAATCTGGGTTCAGTTCGCCGAACCGCTGCCACCACGTCTCAACTTCGTCACTGGTGTGCTCTGGGACGGTCCGATGAAGAATCCGAGGGATGGTCCCGATGGGAGCGTCATCGTCAACACGTCCGAGCAGACGCAAGATACGCTCGGGTTGCCACCGGACTGCTTCATAGCGACGCTTCAGTGACTGGTTCCTCTTGTACGTGAACGATGCCCTTGACGCCTCAGGCGAAACGGGATGGTGCAGGTGGAAGCAATCGCCTGGGATGGTCTGGACGGGAAGACCACTGATTGCCTCGATGGCGATGTGGAATGCGGTGTCTTCGAACCCCCAGCCGACGAAGCGCTCATCGAATCCGCCAACGACGTCCCATGACGTTCGTGAGACGGCCACGGCGCAGCTCACGCTGTCACGCCATGTCTTACGGATCATCCCGCTGCGCTTCCAATTGCCTTTGTCACCAGCGAGAATGCGCTTGGTCGCCGACTCTGTGAGCATGTGACGGTGTGTGTGCGCGACGACCAGACCGCCAGTTTGAACAGCCAGATCGAGCGCCTTGCGAACGCAATCTGGATCACTGATGGTGTCACTGTCGATGATCAGTGCCACGTCCCAATCTCCGGCCTTCTCCGAGGCGCGGTTAATGGCGGCAGAGCGATTGAACGGACCTTCGTTGTGATGCCCCTCGAACATCTCCATGTCAGGGTACTTCTCCAACCAAATCTCTCGGCAGTGCAACCACAACTTGTCGCGCCATCCGTTGTCGTCACGGCGCGGGACCAGAATGACCGCTCTCATCTCTCAAATTCTCCAATCCAGACCGCGTCTGCCCATGGTGTTGACTTGCCGTACCGTTCCCACCAGATTGAGTCCGCCTGGTGCCACGTGCTCCCTTTGCACTCCCATCGACCGGTGGCAACGGTCTCGTACCAGAGACCTCCGCCGCGCATCATCACGCACTGTCGTTTCAACCAACCCGGACCCCAATAGCCGGAGAGGATCGCGTAGTCGAGTCCGGGGTTGGACCCGAAGGGAACAGTGATCAGCATCTTGCCGCCATGTGTCAAGCATCGGTACAGATGACTCACTGCCAACATGGCTCCGTGTACATCACGTTCCTCAGGAGGGTCCCAACGAACATGCTCGAGTGTGCTGATGGCGAAGATGAAGTCGTACTCACCCTTGATCTCGAAGACGTCGAGGTTCTCCACGCCTTCCGCCTCTTCGTACGCATCCACGATTCGCCGAGGAACCAGATCGGGGAAGTAGTGTTCGAGCACATTCCCAACTTCCAGACCACGACCCATCGAATGCTCAGCAAGCCAATGCATCAGAATCGGAATCTCAACAGCCCGCTCATTCAAGAGCGTGGTGTTGTACTCGTGGTCGAACAGCGGCAACTCTTGATTGTGGTACTTGAACGTGTCAGCCATCGAGAGTCATAGTACCATCATGACAAACGGCCTCACTACTTGCGCGGTGAGACCGTTTGTCTGGGGTCAGGCAGCGGGAGCCTGAATCAGTTGCGTCAGCTGGCGGGGACGGCTTCGCAGCCGCAGAAGGCGTCCGGAGCTGGGACCGAAGTCCACTGGAGATGCGCGTGCACGTCGTTGGGCACGGGGTCGATCAGCGGGCCTGCGGTGTTCAACGCGTCTTGCGCAACGACGTCGTACGGGCCTGCGCCCCAGTTGCCGTTGCCCTTGGTGTAGCCGGCGACCGTGAAGGTCACTGCGTCGTTCTGGATCGTGAAGTCGCCGAGGGCGCCGGGGATGATGAAGGGGAAGAGGACGTAGCCGAGGCTGTCCACTTCCTCTGAGCCCTCTTCGGGGCAATCGACGCCGGGAACGCCCATCCAGACTTCGAGCGCGTAGCCGAGGTCGTTGACGCCCTGAACCGTCTGGAAGCCGACGATGTCGTCGTTCCAGTCGACGACCGTGTTCGCCTTGGTCACCATGGCCATCAACGACGGATCGACTTCGCAGAACTCGATCGAGAGGTTGTGGCCGACGAAGACGTCCGGAGCGCGGAGTCGGTAGCAGAGGTCACCGTTCGCGTTCAGCGGCTGGATGCTCGTGCCGGTGATCGTCTCGCTGGAGACGGACACCTGGATGAAGCCCGAGCTGACGACCTGACCACACGGGTCGTCAGTGGGGTTGCCGCAGTTGTCGAGTTGGGTGACTCGAAGGCGACGACCCTGGGCGAATGGGAAACATTGTGTTGCCATGATCAAGAGCCTCCAGGAATACAGGCGGGGACGGTGAATGATGCGGAGAGATTGAGGCACGGATCGAATGCCGCGAGGCCGACCCGCTGTTGGAATGCGGCGTCCGTGTTGACCCGCCAACCATACGGGCGAGCGCCAGTGACGCCGTCCGTGAGCAGGTAGGCATCGCCGAGGGCGGCGAACACCGAGCCTGTTGCCCAGATCGTGATGGTCGTCTCGTCACCGTCGGTCTCAACCGGATACCCCGGGCTGATGATCCACGGAAGACCACCGGCCGAGTAGTAACTCTCGGACATCACGCCAGCCTCAGCGAGGAAGGCAGCCGCTCGCATCGGAGCGTGGAGCATGACTTCTGCTCCGAATCCGAGGTCGGCGGCGGCCTGCTCAAGGCAGGATACGGCGTTCACGATCGACAAGCCAACCGTTGTTGGGTCGTAGTCGGCGTGAGCAATGTTCTCTGCGTCAGCGAAGGACGGATTGGACGAACCGATGCCGGTTGCCAACGAGCGACCGAGTGCCCACTCCGATGTTGCTTCCAGGCGGTTGGCTGCGATGTCGACGGTACCGACCTTCGAGAGCATTGAGCAAGCCGCGCTCTGAGCGATGAAGATCGGTTCGAAGACGTTGTCATCTCCGGGCCGGGTCTCGGTTCGGTCCGTGACTGCGCAAGGACCTGTGATCTGTGGTTCCGAGCATCCCGTCCCGCGGAAGGAGACTCCATGCTCCCAACCATCTGGCAACGGGTACGCATTCGCGAGGAGGCCCCCACGAATCCGAAACCCGTTGCCCAGGTCTACGCGTTCGACGAGAAGATCAGTCATGAGATCAGGCGACTGCGCAACCGGCGGCGGTCTCGCAGATTTCGACGGGGATGTTGATCCGCTTGGCGTTGCAGCCGCGGGCGAGGATTCCTTCGAAGCCTTCGGCGAATGCACCGACCGCGTTCTGGCGGGCGAGGTCGAGGTCGCGGATCTCGATGCCGAGGTCAAACTGACCACCGTCGAGGAAGGAGTAGTACCCTTCCGGCGCGATGATCGTCGAGATGGTCTCGGGGTACGGGGTCAGCGGACCGTCAGCCTGATCGCCCGGCTCGACAGGATCGGGGTCCATCGTCCAGTTGATGTTGACGCCGGCGGTTGCGGCGACCTCGTTGATGAACGCATCGGCGACTGCTGGGTTGTTCGTATCGGCGAGGCGGCGGTTGACGAGGTCGGTGAGGACCGCTCCGCGGAACCAACGCGGCAGCCACTGGTTGATCTGGACTCCGTCGTAACGCTGATCGTCGCGGATGGTGTCCGCGGCGAGAAGCGTTGCGTTCGCCCAGTTGTTGAAGATCGAGCCGGTGGTGGCGGCGGTGTGCGTGGTGCTGACTCCGGCGAGCATGTCGCTCCAAAGCTTCAGATCGGCGATCCGAGCCTGGAGGGCGAGCGTTGCCTGGAGGATGGCCACCCACTGCTCTGTGGCGAAGCGCCGCTGGAACTCGCCGATGGTCAGGCATCGGTAGATCGCGTCGACGATCGTGCGGTCCTCGGTCGGGCAGTCGATGAAGACGCATTCCTTCCAGGTCTCCGGATCGTCCGGGTCGACCGCGGAGTCGTCCGAGCAGAGCCAGACAGCCGCGCCATCGGCGGGAAGACAGACGGCCGGGAAGTACATGACTGCGCCGGTGTTCTGGACTCCGATGGTCGGGAGCGAATCCCGGATCGGGCGAGCGGTGCTCGACATGACGTTCTGCGTCCGGATCGGCGTCGGGAGCGAGCAACAACCACCGGCTGCTGCAACGGCCTCGGGGCCAACCCAACGGTCGAGCATCGCCGTGTTGCCGGCGGTGTCGCCGGGGAGCGTGCGATCCTCGTCGAGGAAGGTATCGAACCGGACGAGCGTCTGCTTGCCCGTGTTCGGCGACCGGACTGCGCGCTCGAAGGCGGCAGCGACCTCGCGGATGTCAGGCGTGTGATCGACCTGAACGCCTCCAACGAAGATGCTGGCGCCCGGTGTGCCGGTCGGTGCCGGTGCCTCCGGAGCGGGCGGGCGGACCCGAATGCGGCTGGCTGCGTCGCGGAGCGACAGCATCGGTACCGGAGCGGCGGCGCCCGCGGCGACGGGGACCGGCTCTTCGGCGGGCTGCTCACCGGCGGCGGGAGCGGGGAGCTCACCTTCGACGGGCGGAAGCTCTTCGGCGGGCGGGGTCTCTTCGCCGGCCTCGACGGCCGGGGCCTCTTCGCCGTCGGGGTCTTCGATGTCGGCGAGGAGTTCCGCCACCTGGGCGGCCTCGGCGGCTTCGGCTGCTTCGGCCTCGGCGAGGGCGGTGCCTGCCTGGCTGAAGGCGGCGCGGAGCGTGGTGAGGACCTGAAGGTCAGGTGCCTCGCTACGGGCCTCACCGTGGATGGCGCGGGCAAGCTCGGTACGAGCGGTCGCCAGTTCGGCCGAAGTCGGCGCGTTGTCCGAACCGATTCGCTCGATGATGGCGAGAATCTCTTCGAGGTTCACGTTATTCTCCTCAGTCGCTGTTGTTTGGTTGTGCGTCGAATTTGGTGGGGCCTCGCTATGCGCGGCGGCCTCCGACTGCGCTATGCGACTGCGCGGGGACCTCTATGAGTGGGTACTGTAATCAGCCGAGTTGCTGTTTGTCCAGGAATTGCGAGAAATTGTTATGCAGTCGTTTGACACACTTGAGATGAGAATGCTGAGTAGCAGAAGTCGTTTCCGGCCGCGACTTGGTAACAGTACTGCGTGCTAGTGCTCAAGCCAGTGTCATCGAATGTCGTATTGGGCGCGACGACCGGAGCGCCAATGGGCGTCCACGGACCGCCTGAAGGTCCACGGTACACCAAGTAGTTCGAGGCTCCTTGCGAAGCATCCCACGAGAGTTGAATGCTACTGGCGTCGAACGAATCAACTGTGACATTGGCAGGGACTGGCGGACAAGTCATCAAGCACAATTCGCTTGACCACGCCGAGGCTCCAGCAGAGTTGCGCGCCCGTACCTGCACGCAATACACAGTGCCTTCTTCGAGGCCCGTGAGATCGAGTTCGAGAAGTGTGGTTGGTGATTCAGCAGCTGCGACGTATGGACCACCAGAGGGGCCAAGTCGTAGGTCGTACTCAGTGGCTCCTGCTGATGCTGAGTAACTGACACCGACGCTCGTCGCTGTTGACCCCCAATCTGCGAAGTCTTGCGGTGTCTCAGGCGGCACAATGGGCAGTCCAGGTACAGCGATGACATACGCCGAGCCGCCGCTGGATTCGATTGCAGAGCCAGTCACGGCGCACGTCACGGTCACCTCGGAATCGTCGCCAGTGACCGTAGCGATGGCGACGACCTGATCATTGAGTAGGGTGGTGCCAGCTCGATAGAGATTGATCGCGTTGGTGAACGGGGAGACAGGCATCGAGTTGCCGTGGCTGTGGACCACGTACACGTACACCCATCCGGTAGGAATGGTGTAGGCGGGGAAGGTGACGATGTCGGTTCCGGCATCGTAGGTGATCCCCTCACCACCGGTGGGAAGGAAGGCTCTGGCAGGCATTGCTATGAGTGTGGGATCACCGACGCCGCGTAGCACAGTTTGCGACATACCGACGAGTTGGTTGGACCCCGGGGTCGTGATGACATCGCTCGTGTCGCCGGTCTCAAACAGCTTGTAGTACGCGCGGTGGTACCATGGCCGATCCGTGATAGGCACAGCCTGCGCCATGTCTGAGATCCACGTCATCTCCGGATCAGCAGTTGTGAACACGCGTCCGTCATTCACGTTCACGCCTACGACAGGACCCTGGGTTACACCACCGACGTAGTAGTCGCCATCTTCCTCACCGGTCGCCGTTGACCAGTTCGCGTTGATTGAGTTGCCAGACGACCATTGTGCGATGCCAGTGACAACGGTTGGTGGAGCCAGTCCTGGGTCAAGACTTCCACCAACGAGCGAAATCGCACCGCCGCCGAAGCCTGGACCTCGTCTGGTGTTGCTTCGACGGCGGCGCGGCGGCATCAGACGTGGTCCGTGCTGCTGTCGACCAGATGCGGCTTGGCAGTCGTGGTCGTGTTGTCGATGGCGCCACGGATGTCATTCGCAAACTGAGCGACCGAAGAGATCGTCAGACCGATGAACACCTTGCTCCAGATGTTGTAGTCGGCCAACGTCTGCCCGGCAATGTCGATGCCATCCGCGAAGTCGGTCTCACCGACGAGCAGAATGACCAGGACACCAGCCACCCAGACCGAGATGGTCGTGACGATGCCGTTGGTGTCACCTGCTCGCACGAACTTCACGAGGTTGATGATCGCGACGACCAGAAGGGCCATTGCAAGCGTGGGTACGAATTCCATGTGTTCTCCAATCAGTTGAGTATGAGATTCAGCAATCCGGTTGCCAACGCAATCACGAACGTGACCGTGGTTGAAATCAGCAACCGAGTGACCTGAGTCACTTTCCGCTCCAAGCGGGCGGTCTTCTCTTCGAGAGCTTCCATCATCTCGGTATGGTCCACAGCCGCTGTGACAATCTGGTCATCAATGAGCGTGGAGATCGCGAACAATGCTCGACGAACTGCCGCGTCGACCTTGTCCAGATCTCCGTTGAGAGCGTCAGTGATGGCGCGTCGCGCCTTGTTGTCACCTGGTGCGATCATGGCTCCTGCTCCGCGATGATGTAGAAGATCTCAGACTTCCAAGTAGCTGTCACCCCACCATCTCGATTAGGAGTCAACTCTCCTTCGACGTACCACGGTGACGCAGCGCCTGACGGACCAACACCACTGGCAAAGTCAAGAAGATCGACCCGAACTTGAGCAGGAACTTCAATGTGCAGCCGAGGCGCAACGCATCCGTAACGGATGGTCGACTCAATGTCTTCATTGAGAACGTAGCGGGTGCCATGCGTCGCGTCAACGAACCAACTGTTGCCGGTTGCTACGAAGTCTTCTTCTGCGTCAGAGCAGAATTGGAAGACGGCCGGCAATGTCTGATTGACGTAGATCGAAGGTGCATCCTCACCTGGGACCTGTGGGATGATGATCGTGCCGTCTGGCTCAACCTCTCGGATCAGAACCGTCTGGAATCGCAAAGGGTCGAACGGAGTTGGCTTCGTGATGAAGTAGATGATGATGCCGACAAACACCATGAACAGCACCATCATTGCGCCAGTGAGAATCCGGATGCCGTACTGCCAACGACGATCTCGTCCTGGCTCTAGCGCTTTGCTGTTCTCCTGGTGGAGGCCCATCTCATCTTCCATCTCACTCTGTCTCTTGACCTCGCAGATGGGCAGCGTACATTTCGCCGAGGGCCATCTCGATACGGTCCAACCTAACGGCGATTCCCGTATCTGCTTCGAGTTCGAGCGCGCCCCAGGTACCACAACCTTCGTCGACGGTGACTGCTGCCGAAGCAGCGAGGCCGTGTTGGAACTCTTCGTACGTGAGGTACCCCTTGGGGAATGCACCAACGTTGACAGCGGGAAGACCGACCAAGCTCATCCGGCCAGCCTTGGTGTACTCCCAATGTCCGGAAACGTCGCTCGCAGCAAACGCGTAGACGTCCTTCTCATCAGCACCAGGACGGACCATGCCTGAGAACCAGATACCGTACTGATCCTTGCCGACTCGGACATCGGCGAGCGCCTTGCCAGTGTTGTCGTAGAACTGAGTTGCCTCAGCAGCACCGATACCGACGCCGCAGTGGCCACCACCGACGCAGATGACGCCTGTGCGACGACCGCCTGCAGCCGGAGCACGTCCGCGCATGAAGCCTTCGAGATCGCCATCGGGCGGGGTCACGCATCGATCTGGACGGCCGCGGAGGCAGATGCCCTGCGGCGTGATGTGCCCGAAGACGTGCCCATCGGGCGTGACGGTCGGAGGGCACGACCAGACGCCACGGTCAGGATCGTACCGAAGACGCGGGTCAGTGACATAGCTGCCGAACTTGGGATCATCGAAGAAGTGCTCATTGCCTTCCCATTCACCGATGACACCTGCAGCAGCAATTGCTCCAGACGTGACCAGCGCGAGCTTGCCATCACTGACGGCGGCCGTATCGACAATCGCAAGGTGACGGACTCGAGCGGACGTGAACACGTAGAGGGCATCGTCCGCGGAGTAGCGCGCGACGACGACGCGATCTCCGTCATCATCATCTTCCATGCCTTCGTCGTCGATGCTTGCTGCTTCGACTGCCTGCTCTTCGATCAGCGACTTCTTGATGCGGACTTCGACTTCTTCGCTGTCGAATCGAAGGCTGACGCCAACTGCGCCCTCTTCGAGAAGCTCAGCGGCCCGCGTGACGAGGTTCTGCGTCTCTGGATCGTCTGAAGCACTGAGGTATCCGACCGTCCAGATCTTGCCTCCGTCCATCCGCTCCATGTCGGTGATTGCACCGATGGTCGGTCCGGTGTGGTCACCATCCATACGATCGAAGATGATGGGAATGGGCAACATGCCGTCCCAGTACGCGGCACCAACCTCGAACATGCGTCCATCGCCGGTCGGTTCGCCTTCGATCATGGACACGCCTTCGACAGCGATCCGGCCTGCTGGGTCCGCCGCGGCGACAGCACCAGTTTGTCTCAAGTTGACGATGAGATTGACCGGAACGTCGATTGCCTTCATCTTGACCATCATTCACCTCCTGTTGGAATGACAATAGCAGCCTCGTCTTCGTCTGGCCGCAGAACGGCATCGAGGTCGGTGGCTGGGTAACTCGGCAGCGGCCATGCGTGTATCGCGCGCAGTGACCACTCATTGAATTGCGAACGAATGAGGTCCAGGTCTCCGTCAACCTGATCACTCAACCAATCGATCAGTTGATCAGTCGCCGGACGGATCGTGTCGCTGAGGTTGAGACCGAGTTCAGCAAGGCGATCAGGTCCGAGGATACTGGGAAGCCTTCGATTGCTGATGCCATCGATGTCGATCTCGAGCGGAGGATCGACGTGCTGCCTCTGTAGACGCGTGCGGGCAGCCGCCCCAACTCGGCTGACCGCAGTCGCGTGTGCCATGTCTGCTGCTCCACGGAACGCGCGAGTGATGTCGTCAAGTGAGGCGCCTGCTGAAGCCGAAGCTCGTACTGGCTCATTGCCGGCGACTTCGCTCGGGTCGAGTTCACGTCCTTCACCGGGTGCCACGCCCTTTCGGAGATAGATGATGCGCTCGAGATCTTCTTCCGTAGCGGCATCCTCTTCGGCGATGCCGAGAACCTTGCGTACCCATTCACCTCGGACGAGGCCTCGGTCATACGCATCCTTCGCGTCTGCCACGCTGTGCCTCCGTGCGAGCAACTCGGTCGCATCCGGTTCGACTTCGATCTCGGCGTCTTCGTTCTCGACGAGCATCTTGAGTGCCATCGCGTACACTCGGCCGACCAAGTTGGCGATCGGTTCGACGTGGCTGCGGTACGTGGACTCTTCGATCTGGAAGGCGACCGCTCTGTTGGTGGCCGTCATGCCGAGCAGGATCTCAGGCGCGACTGGGAAGCCCCACGCCAACCGCTGGATCAAGAACTTCATCTTGTCGTCCAGGCGCTCGTCGAACTCCTGCACCGGCTTGGTCCACTGGACAGCTCGAGCGCCGTTGCTGAGAGCACCGGTCATGAGTTCGAACGGACCACGGAGGAGGATAGGAGAGGCTGACGTACGTCGCGGGTCGACGATCGGAGCGTTGATGGACTCTTCGAGCCGCTGTCCGAAGTCCCCGCCCGGTGTGGCCATGTCGAACTCGTTCGCGACGGTCAAGATGCCCATCTGAGCGATTCGACTGCGGTTCTGACTGTAGGCGAGGTCCTGAACCTGTTCGATCTCTTCCAGCACGTCCAGTACGGAGCGGAGCGGAGGATCAGGCACCGTCATCTTCGCGGGGTGGGGCCAAATCGCGCGAAGGTTGAGGTTGGCCTCTTTGAGAATCTCCAGACGGTTCGGATCGATGACGCTGATCGGCAACCACTTTGCGTCGTCCTCACCAGGCAGTGAAGGACCGGCGATGGCGTCCCAGTGCGGATTGCCATTGAGTGACTCGATCTGATCGCCACCGAGAGCGACGTAGTTCAACTCGCCCGCCACGATGAGGTTGGTCGCGATGACGATCGTCGATTCTCGGTTGGCAACCTTCTTCATCATCTCGGCGGCTTGCTCTTGATCGAGTTCCTTGCCGTCGATCTTGATCTTCCAACCAACCCGACCGATCTGCTGAGCAACCCAGCCCATCACGAAGCGTACTTCGCCAATGGCGCCTTGGTTCGCCCTCAGTCCTGCAGCAATGGTTCCGTCAGGTGCTCCGTAGAATCGCCATGCCTTGGCCTGCCACGCCAGATTCAGCGCTGGCATGTTGGGACCACCCGACATCAAATGTGCACCCGATGCGTTCACCACTGGGTGGGAATCTAGTCGCTTTACTCGTCTGAATCCATCAAACGGTCGTCATTCCCACCAAGGATTGCCGTGCCAGCTGCGGCAGCGACGCCTACGAGGACTGGCGCGCCAATCCCACCGTCCACCAAGAGCACCACGAGAATGGTGATCGCCGCGGTGATCCACGTGCCTGCGCACCACGGGCACTTCCACCAGATCTTCAGCCACGAGTCATCCTTCAACACGCGAAGTCGAAGTGGCTTGGTGATCGTGTCAAGCGCGATGAACGCCCACACGCGGTACGACGCAAATGCGATCAGTACCGCGAATGCAAGTTCACGCATTGGCCGGGATCAATGTGTCGATGAACTTGCGAGCCGGTCCGCGGAGTTCAGTCGGAGTCTGACACCCGCACGACGCTCGCTGAAAGACGAATGCCGACTCATCGGTCAGCGTGCCCTGGAGCAAACGCCCCTTCTTCTTCGGCTCGGCGCTGAACGTCAACGTTTGCCCAGCCTCACCATTCTCAGGGAAGAGGTAGAACGTTGTCGCGTCTGACTGGATCAGGCGACCGCGAAACGCTGGACCCTCACCAATTTGGACGTTTCCGAATGTGTCAATTCTGCCAGCAGTCATGAGATCATACTACCTTGATTAGATACGCCGTCCATCGGCGAGTCTGACAGATGCTGCAGTTCCGTCAGCCATCCGTATTCTGGCTCGTGCACCGCTTGCTATCCGCACAAATGATCCGCTCCATGGTGGCGGTGGAGCGAAGTAGTCGTCGACAAGAAGAGGTCCGGCATGATCCTGGTCCCAGACATCCGCGCCGCCAGACAGTTCAGGCCGTTTGTCATATTGCGGCCATTCGACTCTGCTCATCAGCCGTGCGCGATCTTTGCTCCACCACGGATGATGCCGGTAGTCGTTGTGCTTGAGATCACGATCGGGAACAACGCGGAGTCGTTGAAGATCTCTGGAAGGCCGAGCTGAGCCCAGTCGGAGATTGTTTGGAAGTTGGCAAGCGGCTGTGGTGAAATGCCGCGCGGACGCGTTGCAGTGAATCCGAAGCTACCTGCGGTGCCGGTTGATGCGGACAGGGTGACGGTGTTGATGTCGCGGATGAACTTGCCGGAGTCGGCTGCCGGGATGAGGCCGTTCAGCGGGATCATGCGTGAGGCCCGGACGGTGCCACCGACCGCGACCAGGGTGAGGTTACCGGAGGTGCCGTCGTTGTAGGTGACGTTGATCGTCGCGTTCGAAGCGGTGGCTCCCGTGTCGGTGTACCATTCCATCCACCACTGAATGTCCGAGTAGTTGGCGTCCCCAATGCGCGCTGCAAGGTTCGATGTGGCGATATTGGCGTGCACGTCCAACAGTACGTTCTGCACCGTCGGTGTGAACACGATGCCGCTCAAACCGCCCATGTGCATCAACCGATCATGTATCTCAATGACGACGGCGCTGTTGGTCGCGAGGCCGTTCATCCATCCGAGGTACGACGTGGCTGGTGGTGTTTGGTTGGCGAATCCGAATGTGCCAAGAAGTCCGTTTGCGCATACCGCCGCAGCCCCAGGAATGGCGCCCTGCCCTGGCTGGCCCGTGGCACGGAACATGCTATGGTAGCCGCCAGCAGTTGCGTTCGAGATTGACGCCTTGTCGAGCACAAGTCTGGAACTGTTGTTGGCAAGCGCATCGATGAGTTGATCGCGAGTGCTGATGGTCATGGTGGGCCTCCTACACGGCTTCGTCTGTGCGAATTACGATGTCAGGTGCGATCATGTTCAACGGCTGAACGCTTCCGTACCAGATGACCTGATCAAACCCAACGGGGCGAGCGACTGAGTTGACAGCGCCGTGATTGACGAATTGGATGTTTGCGTTGACGCCAGCCGGTCCCGTTGGTCCTTCTGGTCCCTCCGGTCCTTCCGGCCCTGTGGGGCCCGCAGGACCTTGCGGGCCAGTAGGACCTGCTGGCCCAGTAGCACCAACGTGATTGACGACGAGCAACAGCTCATGGTTGTTGGCGAAGTCTGTTGTGCCAGTGCCTCCTGAACCGAGTAGGGTAACCGGCATCACCCAATAGTTCTCAGGCGTCGTGATCAGCGTGGGTGCTCCAGACAATTCCCACGTTTGGAAGTTGGTGTGCAGGTTGGCATCTTGAATCAACAGCTGATCGCCAACCGTCAAGAAGCCGAACAACGCATCGATATCTCGATCGTCTTCGTCCAAGTGGCTGACATGGACGCTTGTAGCACTGATCTGAGTTGCGTTGTTCCACAACAGATACCCGTCACCTGGGTACCCAGAGATGTTGTTGGCATCAGCCCTGTACCTGAATATTGTCGCAGACCCGCCAGCCGGTCCTTGAGGTCCAGTTGCCCCAGTTGGTCCGATATCGCCTTGTGGTCCTTCAGGTCCTTCCGGACCTTGAGGTCCTTGAGGTCCAGTCAATCCTTGAGGTCCTTCAGGACCTTCAGGACCCTGTGGACCAGTCGGTCCTGTCAATCCTTGTGGTCCAGTAGGGCCGGTCGGGCCAATCACTCCTTGTGGACCTATGGGTCCTGGATCGCCTTGCAGCCCAGTATCGCCCTGCAGACCTTCTGGTCCTTGAACGCCTTGAACGCCCTGTGGTCCTTGTAGACCTTGACTTCCTTGAGGCCCTTCAGGTCCTTCAGGTCCAACAGGACCCTGCGGACCTTGAGGACCTTGAGGACCCATGGGTCCGATCTCGACGATGTCAATGACGTGCGTAATGTCTTCCACCGTGACGTCAACGATGTTCTCACTCGTGACGACATCGACGATGCTTGACGTAGATACAGGCGTCACATCGATCTGGTACGAGGTCATGGGACCGTCACAGGCGTTGTGAGCGAAACCGGTTGAGCCGGAACAGCCGTAGTCGGAACTCCGCCAGTTGTTTGTTCCAGATCCCAACGTCCTTGCGTCGCGTTTGGTGGCAAGTCACCAGTCTCTTCGGCTGTCAGATAGAGAGTAATCTCACCCAACGCAGCATCGTCCACGTTGATGTTGATCGTCACGGTGTCAGTGCCGATGCGCATCTCAGCAGCGAACGTACTTCCACTCACGTCTTGCGGAATGGTCTTCTCTGCATCTTCCCAGAACCGAATCAGAACAGACCATGGACGGAATCGCTCAAGAACCATCGCATCTTGTTGCCTACTGCAACTCGAACAACTCATCGTTTGACCTTTCCCTTGTGCCAGCGTATCATAGCCCCAGGTCGACGGCTTGAAGCCCGTCCTGGTGCTTGCATATGGCTGGGGAATTGCGTGGTGACATCGTTGAAGGACGCGCGTGCCCAGAGGAATGTGCATCCCCAAACCATGGCGTCCATTCGGTCTGGACTCTCTTTCGTGATGCCTTCCACATAGCTGGTCAGCTGATCCTCAAGTTTCGGCATGGTGCCGACGATGTGACCACGGAAGTCATCACGCTCCCAGAGCAAGGCGATCGGCTCGGCGCGGGCAGCCTTGCCGCCTCGTCCTCGAGCGGTGGCAGGAACGATCGTGATGTCGTCCATCAGGTCCGCTGCCTTCAGCACGCCGCGGATTGCGTCACCACCCGAGTCATTCTCAGGAACGATGACTGCATCCCAGAGCCGAGCGAGATTGACAGCCGCACGTGCCCACTGCTCACTCGAGCGGCCAGGCTCGCTGGCGTCCTCCAGAACGTACAGGTGCCGGTCGTCTGTGATGACGGAGAGGACGATGCCCGTCGTACCCGTGCTGTTGGCCGGGTCTACGCCGACTGCTGCCTGCGTGATCGATGCACCGCGAGCATCCAACGATTCGTGGAAGGCGACCAAGTCTGAGATTCGGCTCCGCTCGAGGTCGCCCAACTTCCAGAGTGCGCCTTCCACGTCCTCGAGGACCTTGCCCTCAACCTCCTGAGCGTACAGTCGAGTGCCGGCGTACATCCGCTCCAACTCTTCGAGCCAGACCGGATCGGCGTGCTTGTTGTCGTGAGCTGTCGCCGCGCTGATCGCGATGGCCGGGTCCTTCTTCCAGTCACGGATCGTCTTGATCGGCCGAGGAGTCGTGGTGGCAATCCACTTTGCTCCCTTGCGACGACGTGACAGCCGAGCCTGGCGCTCCGCTTCTTCGATCTGCGGATTGGCCGCTGCCTCTTCGTACCAGTCGGCATCGACGTTACCGATGGCTCGGAGACGGTCAACGTCACGCGGTGTCGGGGTGCCGATGACGTAGCAGACGCTGCCATTCGGCCAAACCAACTGAGCGCCTCCTGGGTGCGCCGGCTTCCACTGCACGCTGTAGTTGGATGCTGCCAGAATGCCAGACGGACCTTCGATGCAGGATGCGACGGCGTCACCGAAGGACGGTGCGATGATCCGAGCGCGTAGTTTGGGCCTCTCCCGCATGAAGCGGTCGAGCCATCGAGCGCCTGCGTACGTCTTGCCTGCGTTACGGCCGGCCAACATAACCCAGCCAGTGACGGTGCTCTCAGGATCGTTATGTTCAGGCGGTGGGATCTGATGACTGGCGAGCGCTTGCCCGCTGTGTGGTGCCAACCGCTCGAGCGCCTCGGCTACGGCGTTGGCGAATCCTGGCTCATCATCGTCATCGATGAGGACTGCTACCGCCGCGGGAGGAAGATCGGGTTGTGGGGTGAAGAGCGGTTCGGCATCGGGCGGGGGCGGGGGCGGAAGCGCCTGGGCCGTTTGGGGAAGCGGCGGTGGGAGCGGACCTCGGCGCTCTCGGATCTCGTCGACGATGGCGACGTGATCATCGGCCGTCAGTGAGATCCCGGTCGGTTCGCGCTGTTCGAAGAACTCAGCAAGCGTGGCAGGAGCGTACCGTTCATGGTACTCTTCTGCCACAGGCTCAGCCTCGGCCAGAAGGTCAGTGAATGAAACGGACGGTGCCGCATCGACGTCGAGGAACTCTTCATCGTCCTCGTCATAGATCGGCACAGTGGCAGCGTATCATCCTCTCACTTCGGAAGGTAGCGCTTCACGACTCGATGCCGACCAGGTCGATGACGACGTGCGTGTTGCTTGACATGTAGACCTTGAACGAACCGTCAGCTGCGACCGGAACCTTCGTCGTGTTGGCAATCGCGGGTAGCGCCGGACCGTAGTTGATGTGGCTGGCGTTCGGCGGAACGTCTCCCTGCTTGAAGAGCGTACCGAAGCCTCCGCCCTTCGGCGCAACGGCGGTGAGCGTCACGATCGCGACCTTCGCGCCGGCTGCTTGAGCACACGGGATGCGCCGCACGCCGTTGTCGTTCGGCATGTCGTCGCCGAAGCGGCCGGCCTCATCCCACCATCTGGAGTCCATGATCCTGGGTGGCGGGTCGTACGTTGTGGTGGTCGTTGTCACGACGGGATCTCCTGGTTGGTAGGGCGGTGGGACAGGGTTGGTCGGTTTGCCGGGGTAGTTGACGAGGATCGGATCGGGGCGACCAGCGTTGACCCAGGACTGCCAGCCCCGGATGTTGGCGGACTGCATGTGCCAGGGTTCGCCGCTGATGAAGGTGTGGAGTCCGTACGCCGGAGCAGTTGCAGAGTCAGACCACCGCATCGTGACGTGATTGCCGCCTGCCGGATTGCGCCGCACCAGGTCAACAGCCGACCATTTGATCAGCTTGCTGATGAACTCCTGCCACTGATGGAACGACTTGCCTTCGGGAGCGAAGCCGGGAAGGTCGGGTTGTGATCCGTCTGGGCGCCAACCGCCTCCGATGCCGACCTCACCGCCCATCGACTCGATCCAAGCAAACAACGGCTCGCCGAAGTGGGGATGGATGCCCGGCCCGTGAAGTTCTTTCAGGCGACGCATCGTCACCATGGTGGAGCCGTACCCGACGGGGTAGAGGACCTCAGCCATCAGTACTGCCCATCATCTGCTCGTCGATTTGCCATCCGTGCATGGTAACGATCATAGGCCTTCATGAAGCGTCGTTCCGCATGTTCTTCGCTGAATCCCCATCTGCTGAGACGCTCACCGTTCATACTGACGGAGAGGTAGGCCACTCGCGGAATGAGACAGTACGTTCTGCACGGGATCATCCTAACTCCTCATCACATCGCGGGCAGTGGACCTTCTTCCAACTGCCTTCTTCGACAGGCCGCCATCCGTGGTGGTAGAGGTACGTCACCGGATCTTCAAGCGGGTCAGGATCAATCGCTGCTCGGCAGGTCGGGTTGTCGCAACGGATCATCGTCGCGGATCATTCTTCCACAGATGGTGGAGGATGACCAGAGTGATGAGGGCCGCAGCGGCCGCGACAACGAAGAACTCGAGGCGGTCGTGCGGATAGGCGATGGATTCCTCTGGTGGGTAGAGGATCACCCGAGCGTGTCCCTCATCAGCTCGGCCGGTGCGGCGATCCACGGGCTGCCGTCCGGATACTCACCGCGAACGAGGACGTGCTTCTTCTCCGTGACCACGCCCATCTTCTTGAAGGACTTCTTGTGGCGGACCGCCATCCCGACCTTGATCTCACGCATTCGCATCGGGGTTCTCCTTCGGCAGAGGATCATAGACGATGATGTGGCTGTGATTGGGCGAACAGCCAGGACCTTTCTCGCACAGGGCGCCGATGACGACGGCATTGACCACGTGCTCGTAGTGGATGTGGTGCCAGCGGGTAGGGTACTCTTTCATGACAGCACCCTGTCGAGCAGTGCTGCGGTCCGGTCGTCGATGACCTCCCAGACGGTGTGGTCGACGAAGATGTTCTGGCGGCCGACGAGATGCGCCGTCCGTTCAAATGAGTGCGCCGGCACGCCGCCGACGGTGATGAAGTCTCGTCGTTCGAGGGCTGGTACGAGGCGTCGGCAGTAGCTGATCATGTTGGGGCTGTGGACGATGATCAGAATGCGCGTGCCGCCGTTGGAGGTCTTCCGGAGGAGTGCCTGCTCGAGGATGGCCGTGGTGCGGCCTGTTTGGCGGTCGTCTGTCATCGCGCGCCTAGCCGCTCGAGGTCGTTCCACGCCTTGTTCCGCTGGGCGATGGCGAGATTGTAGAAGGCCTCGTGAGCGGCAAGCTCTCCGACCGAGATGAGGACGTGGGTCGCTTCGTCACCGCGTTGCGCTTCGCGAGGTTCACCATTCTCGATGATGAAGGTGGGGAGGTCGTCAGACCAGCTCATTCTTACCGTCCCAGATCGTGACCCGGCCGATGCTGCCAGAGAGGCGTTCGCCGTTGACGTACTTGCACATCGTGGAGAGCATCGGAAGGCCGGTTGGCTTGTTGATTCGGCTGGTCATGGTCATGTGAACATTGTAACATATAGGGTGGGGAGTGTCCAGCAAAGATTGTATTATATACGGGAGGGGAGGGAGGCGAGTTTGGGGTCAGGCGCGATGAGGCAGTACCCATCCCACGGTACAGGCCTGCCCCCGCTCATTCACCACTCATTCACGCGCTCGCACGCGCGCCTGCGCGGTGGGAGTATGCAGGCACCGCTCAGCCGTGGGAATCCTCGTGGAAGCTAGTACTTTACGATACCTTAACAATAAACAGCTGGACAGTTGCGTGGGAAATTAGTACAGTATTCCATCGCACAAACTACGGGAACTAGCTAGGGAAGCTAAACAAATCCTTAACTAAACTTTCCGCAGGAAATGCCGATAGCTATAACGGAAACGGTAACCAGACCTCAGGAAAGAGGAAGACAAATGACATTCCCAATGACAGCATCGGACGCTCGGATCGCAGCCCGCGAGGATGAGTACGCCGACTACCTCGAATGCCTCCGGCTCGCAGCCGAGGCAGAGGCCGAGCAGCAGGCAGACCCGCGCTGGTGCTACTGCTGTGACGGTCCGTACGCAGGACTCGACCACTGATGCGGGCAGCTAGCCACACGGCTAGCCTGGTCGAGCAAGTAGATCGTGGAGACCTCTCGGTCTACACGATCAGCTTGAGCGCATCGGGCATCTGGACGCTTGTTGTCCACGCCGACGGCATCGACATCCTCACCTCGCCATCCGGCAAGGTCATCAACCTCGACAGCCACGAGTGGCCGTCAGCCAGCCCCCAAGTAGCCGCCATCCAAGCTTGGATGGCCAACGAAGTCGACGGGAAGTTCGCCAAGCACTTTCAGGGCATGGTCGACACCGACCAGGCACGCTGGATTCTCGACCCTGAGGTCGAAGGGGTCTACGGACTCCAACGCACTGAGGACCACGCCATCCTCCTGGTGATCTACCGGGACGGCGAGGACTTCGAGGTGTCCACCAAGGGTGACCGAGAGGTCTACCCCACCTGATATGCAAACCACGCCCCCACAGGGCGTGCCACACTTTCACTTCTTATCAGGGCCGAAAGTGTGGCATTTACCATACTCCCCTCCGCGCATAGAGAGGGGTTGATAGAAACAGGGGGCTCTGCCACAGAAAGTGTGGCAGGTCCGCCCCAGAGTTCGCATACACACACACAGCGGCTACTCTGAGTAGCAGAAAGGAAACACACACCGATGATCGACCTCCAAGGTCACACTACGATGATCGGCCTCCACTGTCGCCTCAAGCCTGAGGCTCTCGACCCGCCGTATCGCACCGAGGAGTTCCTCACGGTCTTCGTCTACGACGGGTTTGGAGCCACACCAGGCAACATCGGCACAGGGGTGTTCGTCACGTTCAGCGACGGGGACAATGCCCGCTTCGCCCCCTGGCACTTCGAACGCATTGCGACCCCGGAGGAGGTGATCGCCGCCGGCTTCCCTGAGACTCACGGTCCCTGACCGTTCACACCCAACCCTGTTCCTCACGGCGGGACGAGAGGCTCACGACCTCACAGGGTACGAGGTTCCTTAACAGAACCTTAACTGGACAATCCGGTCCAGTTGTTGTACAATCTCTACACCAGCCGGAACACCGGCCAAACACCCAGAAAGGGGTGATGACAATGACCCACCGTATCCGACACGCAGACACCAGAGCCGCAGGCACGGTCACCGGGGAGTTCGTAGTCCCTGCAGAACGAGCCGGCGATTGCGCAGGCCTCTGGTACCACGTCCAGTTCGACGATGGTCTCAACTGCAGCGTTCCCGCTGTACTCACCGAGCGAATCTGTTCCACCGAGGAATGCCTGATCCGTCTCGAACCACACCAGACCCACTGCCTCCATCACGGCATGGCAATCTACGCGAGGAGCAACTGATGAACCCACTCCACGCACTCCGCGCATTGGAGAACGCACTCGACCAGGTGGACGCCGCAGAGCGTTCCATCCTCACGGCCGTTGAGGCCGTCCAGTCCTCGATCCGGTCCGTTCACACCAACCTCGAACGAGGCCTCAGCCTCAACGAGTTGGGCGAATTGCAGGCCCGTGGTCCTGCCGTAGACGTCGCCATCGCACGTCACGAGCAAGCAGTCCGGTCTTTCAGTAACCTCTACCGCCTCACCCGCGAGGTGCTGACCTTCGAATCGGAGGACACGCCCGCCGAGGCGCAATACAAGCAGGCCATCCTCGACCGGATCACTGTTCACCCTCGCCTCTCCAAGGACATGATCTGATGGAAGGTCTCGGCGCCAACTTCTTCGGCACGTACGCCGCCCTCAAGTTCACGGGCAACCAACGACGTCCGACCATCCTCGGTCAGCTGTTCAAGGCTGCCGCCCTCATCACCTGGATGATGGTGCTGTTCCCCATCGCTCTCATCCAGCTACTCCTATCCATCCGCGTCACCCCAGCCAAGCCGCCCCGTCAGACGACCCACGGCGGCTACCCACGCAAGTTCAGCGACCACGTAGACGACCTCCAGGAG